GATTGAGATTATAATCTTTAGCTAATTCTTTAGCAGCATCAGTACAATGCTCTTCAAACTTTTCATTGATATAAAGACTGTCAAGAGTCTCTAAAGTTTGCTGTTCTAGTGGGTTGTCAATCATGTTTTTAGTCTTCAATAAAATTTGATAATTTATTTTGTAATTTTTTTATAAAATCCAATGTGTAACCTTTTTCTTTTTCATAATCTTCCTCATAATTACATTCTATGTGATCTGTAATAAGTTCATTTAAGTATTGAAATTGTTTTTGAGTTAGTGACATAGTTTTCGTTAGCGAATTTTCGTGTTTAAGCTACTCAACTCTTTTTAAAAAGTGAGATAATAATATATTCATTGCTTCCTTTTTCTCTTCATAATCTGTTGAAGTGTTATAAAGTTTTTTTTGATCTTCATAAATTTGTTTTTTCAAATCTATTTTATCTTGCCTAAAATCATGCACTTCAATACGATTATCTTCTTCCCA